GCGGCTTGCAAGCGAGCCGGTATCGCCACTGTCACCCCGAACGACCTTCGGCGCACGTTCTGCAGCTGGCTGGCCCAGGCGGGCGTCCAGGAGCGCGTTTGTGCCGAACTCCTGGGCCACGCATCAACTGTGATGGTTCGCGCTGTTTACGGGCATCTGGACCGGATTTCGCTGGCGTCTGCCGTCGCGAAGTTGTAGGCATTTCCACCCTATGCCCGACCCCGTAGCTCAGGTGGATAGAGCAACGGTTTCCTAAACCGTAGGTCGCGTGTTCGAATCACGCCGGGGTCGCCGAACCGCCCAGCCCGCCAGCTGGGCGTTTTTTCTTTGCCCGCCCTGAGACAGGCTCTGAGACAGCCGGGCGCGGTCGATTCCTGGTCGCGGAAAAAACACTCAATATTTTGGTAGGATACGGTGCGCAAGCGTTGATTACCAAGTCGCTTCCTAAGCGGTTCTGGGCACCTGCCCAAGACCGCGCAAGCAGACGCAAACAGCTGAAATCACAGGCCGAACGCAGAAACGGTTGCGGCCTGTGGCGTCCCCAAACGGCGCCAAACGGCTGGTCTGCGGAGACAGCCTCTGAGACAGCGTTCTTGCGGCCCGGAACGGGGTTGCTCGGCGGCACCGGACCCAGGCGCGGCCCCGCAAAAAACCAAACTGCAAAAATACACCTGTGCTCATCAACAAGCAAGGGTGTATCGCAATGACCAGCAGTTTTTCGGTTCAAATCGTTCGTGGCGCTCGCAAGGGTACGTCTTACACCGTCATCGTTGACGAAGCCGACTTGGCCGCCGTCCAAGGCGCCGGTCCGTGGTTCGCGCTCGATCAAGGTAATCGGGTCTACGTCTACAGGAAGGTGGGCGACGGCAAGCGTCGCCGGCTGGAGTACCTCCACCGCTTCCTGACCAACGCCCCCAAGGGCTTGTTCGTAGACCACAAGTCCGGTGCGACCCTCGATAACCGGCGCTGTAACCTTCGCATCGCCAACCCGTCGGAAAACCGATTCAATGTGGGCAAGACGAGGCGCAATCGTAGTGGCTTCAAGGGCGTTTCGTACGACCCGCAAACGGGACTCTGGAAGGCTCAAATCAAGGCGTACGGAACTCAATACTACCTCGGGGCCTACGACAGCCCGGAAGCCGCCCACGAGGCTTACGTAGATGGGGCTGAAGCCTTGCACGGTTCGTTTGCTCGTGTGGCCTGAAAACAGACCGGGCTACGGGGCCAGTTGACTTGGAGAAATAGCAATCTCCAGGTGTGACAAAAATCATCAGCTACGACGAGCCAGAATGGTTGCGACTTGCCCGCAAAGAACTCGGACAATACGAGGTTGTAGGTGGTCGACACAATGCCCGCATTCTTGAGTACCACGCCGCTACTCGATTGCGAGCCGCTACGGATGAAGTGCCTTGGTGCGCCAGCTTCGTTTGCTGGGCGCTGGAGGCGGCCGGTGCCCGGTCTACCAGGTCAGCTATGGCCGCAAGCTACAAGACCTTTGGTCGGCCTTGTGACCCCGTTCCGGGGGCTATTGTCGTCTTTGGGAAAGCGCACCCGGACGCCAAAGGGTCTGGCCATGTTGCTTTCGTGGACCGAGTAGAAGGAGACCAGGTCTACTGTCTCGGCGGCAATCAAGGGAATCAGGTTTGCGTTCGTCCGTACCCGCTGGCGTCCGTGGTCGCTTGTCGTTGGCCCGAGTTTCCTTAGAGAACGCCGCGTAAGTATAGTCGGGTCGCTCGGCGCATCAGCTCCGCTACGGTCACCCGACGACCATCCCGCTCGCTCTCTTGGGCGGCCATTTCTTCCATTTCATCAAACTCGGTTCTCGTGAAGTACGAGCAGACCCTGACGTTCTGGGGCTCGCCGAGAACATACGGCCGTCCCATTTTGGCATCGGGTTTTCGCTTTGTCATTGACCCCGATAGTAACGGGGGATTGCCGGCTGGCGCAAGTAACCGTATCGCACTCCGTCCTACCTATTTTCTGACAGACGCCCTGTTTACGGTCACGCCCGACTTACCGGTGCTAAAAAGTCGGTATGGCGTACGTCAAGCAAGTCCTGTTGGCGGTTCTTCTGGTCCTCTCCGGTTGCTTAGACCTATGGGTACCGGACCTTAGCGACGGGCCGGTAAAGGTCAACGTTGGCGACGACCTTAGCGAGCAGCAGCGGGAAGCTTTGCTGGAGGCTTGCCAGCGAATCAACGACACCGCCGGCTTTCGTGTTCTACGCCCGGTAGTCGACAACGGGCGGCGAATCCAGCGGGGTCGAATCCACGTAGACCAGGCCAGTATCCCGGCCATAGCGCTTGCCAGGGCACAGACAGACGCTTGGTCTTGTCACATTAGGTCCGGGAAGCTTGACCAGTCGGCCGACACGTACACACACGAGCTTATGCACTGCCTGGGGTTCGCTCACGAGGAAGACCCCGAGTCCATCATGTTCCCCACTGAGCGCAAAGACCTACAGCAGCACATTATGCCGTCTCACGTCGCCTACTTGCGGGACATGGCGAACGTGGACAGCGGTCAGTAACCGGCAAACTGGGCTCGCTGGCGCGCGGCTTCCTGGCGGTTGCGCCGCTCCACCCTCAGCTGGTCCTCGGTCTTCGGTAGGGCAGCCGGCTTAGCTGTGTGGGCACGTAGGGCACGAAGACAGTACCGGAAAGCGTCGAAGCAGTGGTCCTCGGCGCCGGGCATCATTTCCAGGCGTTCAACGGTCTTGTACTGCAAGGTGCGCATTTCCTCAGCCAGAGGGGTAGCGCTGGGTAGCAGGACCAGCCGGCCAGTCCGCAGCTCCGTGTTGAGCATTTCGACGCTGCCCGCTTTGTCGGCCTTCTCGGCGGCTCGCATGGTCACGCCGGCCGCCCTGCCATAGCGCTCGTTGAAGTCGTTGATGAAGGTGGCTCCGCCGCTTGCCGAGTCACCTACGACGGCCTTGCAGCCGAAGCGGTCTACGAGTTCCTTGGTCTTGGCTGCAATCTGGTCCGAGGTCAGCCGGTGGGCCTTCTCGGCGTGAACGATGGCAACGAAGTTCCGGTGAGGGTGGGCCGCTGCCACGACCCAGGCGCACGGGTCGGGGCTGAACCCGTAGTCCACGCCAAGGAAGTGCCGCCACGAAGGAGAGTAGTCTGGCACGTCGTTGGTGATGTTCTTGACCTGGTCCAGTTCGCAAACGAGTAGCGTGTGGTCTTCGACCCAGAGCCCTCGTAGCTCGCGCATCAGGGTCGGATGGTTCGGCCCCCAGCCGCACCGGGCCATCTCTTCGGCGATGATTTCGCCGCCTGGGCGCCCGAGCTTAGTGTTCTGGGTGAGGTCCCAGTGGTACGGCTGGAAGCCCTCGGCACCGTGGGCGATGGCGAACCAGTAACCACGCTTTGCGGGCCCCGGCGTCCCACTGGCCACGAACCAACCGCGACGCTGCGTCAGGGCAGGGCCGACGGCCACCAAGAGCTGTTCAAGGAGATGGGGGAACTCCTGCGCCTCGTCGCACAAGAAGGCGACGGTATCGCCGCCACGGTTCTTTCCGATAGCGCGCTTGGTGTCCAACCCGGTGATGCGGAAGATTGCTCCTTCGGCCGTGCGAATCTTTGCGACGTTGTCCCATCGCTGCCAGCCGAGGTGGTATCGGTCAATCAGCCGGCAGACCTCCAGCCAGATGAGTTCCTTACCGCGCGCGAGCGTCGGGGCAGCAAAGACAACTTCCTGGTTGAAACCCGCCGTCAGCAGCCGCAACACGATAATCGAGGCCAGTAAGTGCGTCTTGCCCGCTCGCCGGGAGCACGTCAGCGCAGCGAACCGAGCGCCAGACTGCAGTCCGTCTAAGACCTCCAGCTGTTTCGGGTGTAGCTCGGCAACAATCTGCCGAGCGACGGCGGCCTTGTATTCGGGCGTGTTTCGGCGTCTGACGATTTCTCGTTGAGCCCGCCGGGCAAGCTCGTCTTGCGCTCGCTCGCTCGCCTTGGCGTTCACGGGACAACGGCGGGCGCGGCGTCCGGTTCCGAAGCGCCAGCCGCGTCCACCGCCGATGCCTGGGGCTGCTGGGCAATGATGTCCGACGGCTTGATGTCCACGCCGCATCGAGCACTCAGGGCAATGACCACGCCGACGATGATGGTCATAAGCGCCTGTTGGAGCTTCGGCGGGATGTTCAGCGAGTCCAGCCAACCAGACTTGGTTTTCTGCTCGTTCATGGAGCCAAGAATCAACAGAACCTGGTCCACCTTGTCGTCTGTCTTGCCCTGCTGAACCGACAGCTGGCTGACCTTGCCGTTTAGTTCCTCAACCTTGTCGTCTAGACCTTCAACTCGGGTGTCCAAGCGTCCTACCCTTTCGCCAGTCACCTGGGACAAGTCGTCAAAATGGCGCTCGGCGGCTTCGAACCGGGAAACCAAGGTCTTGTGGCGCTCGTCCAGGCGGCCTTCCAAGACGGCGTGCCGTTCGGCGTCGCGCTCTTTCAAGTCCTCGATGTTCTTGGTCAGGTTTCGCACGTCGGCCTGAAGCACGGCTATGTCTGTCGCGGTCGCGACTGCTCGTTGGTGATCGCCTGTGTCCATGTTCGTGCTTCGCTTCCTGTGTGCCGTCGTCATTGCTCAGGTCAGGCCGCTGGCGCCTCGCTGCAGTAGAACTCGATGGTGGCGCCCGCCGTGCCAATCCAGACGACGAAGGTCGCACCGGCCGGCACTAGCACTGAGGTCCACGCCGACCCAGGCAGCGAAGCCCCTACGCTCGTTCCACCGGTGCCGAGGTTCGCGGTCGCGTTCGCCGTCAAAGTCGGCGCTGCAGCGGCACGGGAGAACCCGAACTGCACGTCAAATCCGCTCGTGTAGATGTTCAGCCACTTCCCCCGGAGCGACGTGGGGATGGCGGCGGACTCAGAAGAACCGCTGAGGGTGTAGCGAGCCACGCCAGTCAGGCCGGTCGCGTCGGACGCTATGATTGGACCCTGGGCGAGGGCGGCTTTTTCCTGGGCTACAGACATGCAGGAAAGCTGTCACACCGCCACACCGGCTGGCCCCGGCCGTCAGCCCCGGTCGATTATCGCGTCTACTCGGCTGCCGTACTGCTTGTTCGGGTCGCGAGGCATGCGGAAGGAACGGGGTTGCGTCTGCCTGGGCGGTCCACCGCCGCCCTGGGCAATCTGCTGATACAGTCCGACGGATTTGGGGTTGACCGTCGGGTCTGTCTCGATGCCCGTGGCCATGTGAATGCGGCGGCGGGTGGCCGGGTCGGGGGCTTTTCGAGACTGCTGTAGCCGTGTCTTGGTCTCCTCCACGAACTGCCCGTACATGCGCGGGTAGAGCGTGCGGACGGTCTCCACGTCTTCCGGTGAACCAATGCCGGCTGCTACGCGGTCGATTGCCGCCGCTGGTGCGTAGGCCGCTGCAACGTACCGGCGTAACCGACGCTCGGAACCTGGGTCCAGTGCGGGGGCGGGGGCAAACACGGCCGTTGACCGCTGAACCGGGAGCTTACTGGCAATGAACTGTGAACGCGCCAGGGTGGTCTGTGCGTAGGCGTCCGCCAAGGCCGGGGATACTTGGGCCAGCTCGGTGTGGCGGGCTTCCAGGGCCGCCGAAGCGTCGCTGGTCGGGTCGGAAAGCTCGGTGGCTTCCTGGACGGCCGCCTGGTACTTCTTCTCAGACAGGGCGCCGGTGGTCAGCGGGGCGACCCGGCCGGCAGTCTGTACGCCCCGCTGGGCGCCTCGAACCAGGTTGGCGGCTGCCTTCGTGATGCGTTGTTCGGTCCCCGTGGCCGCTTCCGCCAGCGCCTGGGCGGCTGCCTGCTTGAACCCTCCCGCAACCTTGACCGCAAAACCCACGCCGGGGGCGAACGTCCCGGCAATGGCCGAAGCTGCATCCAGCACCTTTGACCCGCTGGCTGCCCTGGTGGCGGCCAAAGCGTCGCGACGGAGCAGGGCAGTTGAGTCCATGATGCGTTCAATCTCGGTCACGGACCGGACGATGTTGACCGCCTTGTCCCTGAGTTCCCCGGTGCCCCAGGCTTGCGCCCGGTTGGTCGCGTCCTTCGCCATGCTTCGCAGCATCAGTCGGAACGCTTCCTCAGTGCCTTCCGACTCGGCGTCGCCAAGCTGGTTCAACAGGGAGCCGATTGCCCGGTCATTCGACAGCCTGAGAGACTCGAACGGGTCGAATGCCTTCTCGCCAGACCGGACAAAGAAGCCCTGGACCCGTTGGTCCATCTGTCGGGAGATGCGCTCGCCCCACGAAGCGTTGACGGCTTTCTGGATATCGCCCAGCTCGCCCCACACAGAGGTGTCCTCCAGAAACGAGCGGAGCGATTCGTACTGAGCGCGTAGGTATGGCTGGGCAACTGTGTTCTGCGTCCGGGCGGCCTTGCCCAGCGTCCGCTTCAGGTTGTCAAGTTCCATGAAGGCATCGCCAGCGTTGCCGTCTGCAAGCGCCTTTCGGTACTTCCCCTGTGCATGCTTGATGGCCGACTGGACCTTGGAGACAGCAGACAGACCGCCGCTGTCCTGCAATGCTGCCTCCCCGGCGCCGTCGGCCGAGCGGAGCACACGCAGCTCGTCACTGATTCGCCCCACCACGTTGTCGATGTCGTCCGTGGCGATGGCGCGGCCGTAGCCGTTGTTCAGTCTCGCGATTTCCTGGGCCTTGGCGGCAATGCTTGCCGTCTCGTCAATCTGGTCCAGGTCTTTCAGCGCAACATCCATCAGCTTGCGAACGTCTCGCGTGCCGACCTGCTGGGCCGTCTCGAACGTCTCGGCTGCATGGGCCTGGTCCTGGAAGCGCTGGACGACACCCCGAACAGGCTCCGACAGTTCACGAGAGACCAGCGGCTTGACCTCCAGGTCTGCCGTCACCTGGCCGAAGTTCGTTTCATCGACGGCACTGGCGGTCTGCTTGGCGGCTCGCTCGGTCGCCTCGGCTTCGGCCGTCGCCACACGTGCATCGAGCTTCCGGCCGGCGGCTCCCAAACCCTCGCCCAGGCCGCCCAGCACGGTCCCCATGGCACCGCCGATAAACAACCCTTCGGCACCGGCGGCCAATACGTGTTCCGCTGCCTTGGTGGGGTCTTGGAGGGCTTGCGGAAGCACGGCGGTAGTCGCCATGCCGGCGTTCTGTAGACCGCCTTCCACGGCTCCCTGGACGGCCTTTGCCGCCACCCGTGCGCCGACCCCCGCCGCCTGTCCGCCAAGCCGGGCCAGTGCCGCTTCCCCGGCCGCCACGCCAGCCCGTTCGATAAGCGCCGTAGGGGCGTAGGCCGCCGCCTTGGCGACCGCACCCGTGCCGCCCGACAGAACCACCGGAGCGATGGCGCCAACGGCCTGGCCGATGCCCTCGGTCACCGGGTTGTACTCGGCGCGCTTGGCCATCTCCTGGCGGTACTCAGGGGACACGGCGCCAGCCGCCAGTCCGTACGCGCCCAATGTAAGCCCCTGGGCCGTGCCTTCCAGGCCGGCTGCGACTTGGCTCCCCAGGTCGCCATACTCCCGGCGGTCCAGGTCGGCTTGGATTTCGTCGAGCGTGGCGAGCTGCACGCCCTGGCCGAGCGCCCCCAGCTTGTCCGGCGACACAACACCCACTCGCCCGGTGAACGTGTCGCGAACGTACACCGTTCCGTCGTTCGCATACACAGGCTGCGGTCTGGCGGTCTGCGCCGGTGGGTCCGTGTTCAGAGCATCCAGCGAAGCGAGGTCCGGCGCTCCCTCTGGCCGCTCGCCGGGCTCAATCGGCGCGGTATCGTTCAACGAGTCCAACTCCTCCAGGGGGTTCACTGCTGACCTCGCATCGGGAGCACGTAGCCGCTGGCAGCGACCGGCGCGGGGGGCTGCTCCTCAGCCGGGACTTGGTTCGGGATGAAACCGTGCTTCTCGTAGGCCGACACCAGGTCCGGCCGGACCATGCGAGTCTCACCAGTCTGCAAGTTGACCATCGGGATTCTCTGCGCCGCCTGGCTCGTCGGCTGCGGGGCAGGCTCCCCAGCAGCCACCGGGCGGCGGTCGCCTACCTGCTCCAGCGGAGAGAATCCCGAAACGTCCAGGCCGTACGTGGCCGCTTTTCGGCCAAAGTTGTTACGCACCGCTCGGATGGTCTCTTCTACCTTCACATCCCCGCGCTCAACCAAGTTTCCAAGACCGAGGTTCCAGGCCGTTGGGTCGCCGATTTGGCGAGAGACCAGGTTTGCTACCCCGTTGTCCAAGGCGCCCAGTTCGTTGGCCTCTTTGATTTGACCAAGGGCGTCGGCCGACAGCGCTTCCATTTGGCGTTTCGCCTCAGTGGGAAGCGTTTCGGTTCCATACTCCTTGTACATGTCACGCAGCTTTGTGAGCGTGGCGAGAAGGCCCGGCATGGCACCCGCCGCCTTTGTGAAGCTCGTCTGGACCGGAGCAGGCAGCGAAGACCAGACCTCGGGCTTCGTGACCGTCACGCCGCCCAGGACTTCACTTCCAGCTGATGGTCCGCCGGCACCATTCTTCTTGTTCGCGTCGGCCCACTTGTCAGCAATGTCCGCCTCGTTCTTGCGGGTCGCCTGGTCTGTCTTGACACGCTCCGCCAGGACCTTTTGTCCGGCCTTCGGGAGTCGGCCCTCGGCGTTCAACGCCGCCAGCTGGTCCAGCGGGGTCGTCCAGTATTTCGACTCAGCACCGGCGGCGGCCTGACGCTGGGCAGCAGCAATACCCTCGGACACGAAGCCGTCACGGAGCTTGTTGCGGGCTTCCTCGGCGGCCCGGCGGTATTCCTTGGAGTCGGTCTCAGCGGCAATCTGCTTCAGCGCAGCATCGTATTCGCTGGTTGCGAGCGTCTGCAGCGCCTTCTCTTGGTCCAGCTCAGCCGCCGAGTCCTCGTTCTGAAGCCCGTACATGCGGACATAGTCCGTGAACAGCCCCTGACGCTGGGCAAACATGTCACGGAGTTCCTCCTTGCGCCGAGCTACGCCCTGGTTGAACAGGTCGAAAGACTTCTGTGGGTCATCCCCGCCGGCTGCCATGAACGCCGCTCCCAGGATGGCGTGCGAACGAGCAACCGTCTCGTCTGGCGGGGTCGCGATACGCCGCTCAATCTCGTCCAACTGTGCGCGCATTCGCTTCTCAAGGTCGTCCTTGTCGCGACGGTTGATTGCCACCCGGTCTTCCACGCCCTTGCGGCCAGCCTGGCGCTCGTTCCGAAGCTCGCCGAGTGTGGCCGCTGAACGGTCGGAACCCTCAGCTGCGATGTCTCCCTTTTCCGTGGTCAGTCCGAGAGCCCGGTTCTGGGCCGCCGTGTGTTCGGTCTTGAGCTGCGAAAGCCCAGCCCTCGGGTTGAACGTGCGGTCCTCGATGTCTGCTGGAATCTGGTAGCTGCTCCCCGTGGCCGCCAAGGCGCCGTTGACGATGCGCTGGTCTGGCCAGGCATAGGGGTCAACGATGCTCGGGGCCGGCGTTGCGTCGGTCTGCGGCTGCTGGGCGGGCGTTGCCGGGACGCGGTACGTGCTCCCAGCGGCTTCCAACGCTTTGTTGGCCATCCAGGGGTCAAGGGGGTCTGCCGGTGCTTCGCCAGGGCGACTTCGGAAGTTGTCAAAAGCCATGTCAGCCTCCAAACCCACCCATTCCGCCCCCCGCACCGCCCCCGCCCATGCCTCCCATCATCTTGCCGATGAAAGACAGCACGTCGTCCCCGTACTTGGCCGCGTAGTCTGCTGAACCGGGTTGCTGGTTCACGACGTTGTTGATGTACTTCTGCCCAGCCATCTGTCTGGCCGCGTTGTTCTGGTACAGCATGCTGTTCATGAAGTTGAGTTGGTCGGTCGCAGCCTGCTGACGGGAGATATCCAGACCAAGGTTTGCCAGCTGCGTCTTGTTCAGGTCTTCCCGAATCCGGGCTTGCCGCTGGTCTGCCAGCCCTTGCTGGGCCGCTGCCAGGGCGTTCTGGAACTGGTTCGTCTGCACCGTCGTGGTGGCGTTGTCTCGCGACACCCCGAGCGCATTGGTAACCTGGTCCTGAGCGGCCTTGTACCGCATATCGTTGGCCAGTTGCGCTTGCGCCAGGTCGGACTGTAGCGCCTGGTCCGCGTTCGCCTGCCCCGCCTGGGCAATGGCCGCCTGCATCGCGAGCGCCCCGCCTTCGCCCTGACCAGACGCAAGCGCCTGGGCCGCCCGGTTCTGCTGCCCGATGGCGAGAGCCAGCCGCTGTTGGGCGAGTGCGTTGTTCTGCTGGATGCCTCGGTCAGCCGCCGCGTTCAGGTCGTTCGCAGCCAGCGCCTGGTTGCGCATCGCAATCGCCCGGTCGGCACTCGACTGAATGCCGTCGTAGGCGCCTTGGGTGCGCTGCTGGGCGGCTTCCCAGTCGGAGCCCGCCACGGACAGTTCGCGCTCCTTCCGCTGCATGTCGATGTTCTGGCGCTTCAGGCCAACATCTACCCGTGCCTTGGCGTCGGCTTCCTGGTTCCGATACTTGCCGAAGATTTCGGCCTGACGCTGCCAGTCATCCAAGGCATTGCCCGATGTGGCAGACGGGGCCAACTGACCATCAAGCCAGAACGTCGGCTTTCCCGCTGCCTGGCTCTTTTTGGCGTCTTTGCGCTGGTCGCCCGTCACCCAGCCGCTAATCGTGGAAATCAATCCCATGCCCGAAGACTACCTGTCAGCCGGGCTTACTGGCCCCGACCTACTTGCGGGCGTTCGGCTTCAGCCCGCGGTCGTAGCGACCGCTGTTGAGCGCCCAAAGCAGCGTCAGGGAGATGGGTCGTACCCCCGCCGTTGCCGTTGCTGAGTCGTAAACCCTGAGCTTGACCGCTCGGGTGTCCTTCACCACCGGGTCCACCGACAGCGTGTAGCGCCCGTTAGCGTCCGCCAAGGCGGTGATTTCAGCAGCCGAATAGGTCTTGCTGGTGGTCGGTGTGCTGCTGTAGTCTGTATAAACTTCGATGGTCAGGCCGTGGGCGCCGGCAATCTTGCCGTTGAACACGACTTCCCGAAGCGAGATGTGGTCGTGCGCGTCACCGGCCGGCTGAATCCAGTCTGTCGTCCATGCCATGTTGGTTGCCGTCGTGGACGTTTGCGAGCCGTCCAGGCGGTACACCACGGCCGGGGTCTTGGAGTAGAGCAAGCAAATGTCCGCGTCGCTCGGAACGTTGGTAGCGAGCTGTACCGGGTAGGCGTGCGTCTGGCTGTCCCAGACCGTCCAGCGGTCCAGCTTGTAGTTGTAGACGTAGACCTTGGCCGTCCCGGAGTTGAAGAATGCTGCCTCGTCTTGGTTCTTCAGGAGCACTCCGCACGTCGTGTTGCTGTCGGGAGCGACCTGTTCAAGGAGCTTGGTCCCGTTGCCAGTGAACAGGGCGAACCGAGACTTGGTCTGGTAGACGATGCCGACGGGCGTGACGACCACGGAGCAACGGTTGGTACAGCCGTGCTCGCCGACCTTGACCGGCGGGCTGAAGCTGCCGACCTGGGCGTTGTTGTTGGGGCCGTCCCCTGACACCGTGTAGACCCCGCGCTCGGCGAAGATGACCGGGACCCCGTTGAGCCCCCGAACCGCCATCAGTTTGCCGGCGTCCTCGGGGAAGATGATTTCCAGGGCTGGCGCCCATTCGAACCCGACACCTGCAACGCGCAGCTTGCTGTACATCAGCCGGCTACGGACCTCAGCGTCAATCGCGAGCGCTCGTGACCCAACCACCGCGATGTCCCACATGGGCGCCGGGGCCTGGGGGACGATTTCCTCACCGGATGCTCCGTTGGAGTACAGCTGAGCCTTTGAGGTGTCAGGTTGCGGGATGTTGTTCCAGACGAACAGGTAGCTGATTGTGATGGACGGTGCGGAAAGCTGGGCGTGGAGGGTGGTGCCCCCAGGTCCCGAAGCGTACAAGATGGCTTCCACCGCGCTTTGGTTGATTCCGTCCCGCATGCTGTCGGGCAGCGGGGCCGCGATGTACGGCCGGTCTGTCGTCCCGTTCAGGGCGAGGGAGACCAGGTTGCTCGGAGCCGAGCGGTGGAGCAGACCGGCCGCATCGGTCCACTGGTAGACCACCTGGAACCGGTAGGTGCCGCTGGTCAGCACCGGTCCGCCGCCGCCCCCGGCCGTTCCGTACGCACGTGGCTTGTGTAGTGGTCCGCCGATTTCTACGACATCAACACCGTCCCACTGGACCGGGAGGGCCGCAGCAACCATGACCGCTCCGTCTCGGTCGTGGGCAACGGCCGATTGGCGAGGTGTCATGTCGATGACCACATATCGCCCGCCCCCGGTGGTTCCAAGCTGGGCCTTATTGTAGGTGGCGTAGAACTTACCTGACCCGAGACCAAGGGTCGTGACGGCCTTACTGTACATGACCGTGGGCGACTGGGCGGCGGGTAGCTGGATGCCTCGCACGGTCCCATAGCGGGCGATAGGTGATGCCGCGTAGGTGTGTCCGACCATGTAGACCTCTACACTCGGGTCGTCCACATAGTTCGGGTCCGTGGGCAGGCTGGCGGGGCCGTACGACCGCGACAGGAACAGAAGCGGGTAGCTTTCCTGGCTGGTGAGCCGCCATTGCACACCACGGCTTTGCAGACGCATCCAGGGAATGGAGTAACCAAGGGTGGCAGCACCGCCGGCCAACGGTGCAAAATACACCGCGATGCGCTGATACCCACCCCCAGAAAACCCAGCCCCAGGCCCAACGGTCAGTTGGTCCACTGCACACACGATGTGTGAGTAACCGAGCGTCGTAGCGACCAGTAGCCCGACGTTCGTCCGGCCGTACATGCTGGAAACCGTGGTGGCGGTGAGCGCCCCCATCGTCGACCCGTCTAAGGAGCCGATGTGTGTGGTCACGGCTGAGTACGAGCTACAAGCGTAGGCAATCGTGAACGTGCCGCTGGCCGGGATGTCCGCCGCTATCGAGACGAGGCCCAGGCTTGCACCGCCCACCGTGTTTGCCGGAAGCGTGAAGACCGACGTAACGCCGCTCGTGACCGTGACTCGGGTGATTGCGGCCGTCGTGGCGCTGCCAGCGGACGTGCCGATGAAGTAGGCATATTGGGCGTAGGTTCCGAAAGGAAAGCTGACGATGTCCCAGTCGCTGGCGATCAGGCTGGCGGGCGTGTAGATGGCCGTGGCGGCGCTGGTGGTAATCAGCCCTGACGCAACCGTCGGCGTGACCATCTTCAGACCGGTGTCGATGTACCAAAGCCGTACGCCGTTCGCGCCGTGCGCCGTCAGCCCGACCCACTTGGTCGTGGGGGCGGTCAGCGTGGTGACGACTTTCGGGCGAGCTGCGAAGGTGCCCGAGTCGTCCATGGCCAGCACGTAAAGGTCAAAGTTTGTCGGCGTCGTGGGGTTCGGTGACAGGTAGGCGAACCAGATAAGCCCAGTGTTCACCTCGAACACGGTTGCTGCAGGGGCGTCCGGGCTGACCGAAGGAATGGCACCGGACCCAACGATGTCCACCGGCAGATAGCACTGAGACGCCTTGGTGTTGTCGAAGGGGGACCGGATTACACCGGTTCCGTAAGACGTTCGGCCGGCGTCCGCCAGAACGTACGAGCCGCCTTGCTGGGGGCGGAAGAAGACCGCCGCGTTTTCCCCAGACACCGCTGGCGCGATTCCGTAACAATCCGCTCCGTCAATCAGGTCAATCCCGGCGGACGACACCAACGGGCTGCGAACGCAAGAGTTCGCGATGACGCTCAGCCGGGTGTTGTCCGACTCCTTGAGCGTCGGGGCGGAGTTCTGTTGGACGATGGGCGCCGTCAGCTCGTCTACGGTCGTCTCGTCAATCCCGCCGGTCAGCAAGAACGTCAGTTTTTGTTCGGGGCTGGGCATTCAAAACACCAGGGCAGTAAAGGTCAGGTTGGAACCAGGGGCGAACGCCGCTCGGAAGGTCACATACTTGGCCGTGTCGACACCGGTCGAAGCCAGCGAGGCCGCCCGTGCAACCGTCAAAGCGGGCGTGACAGCGTCGGTGCCAATAACCAGGCCGCCCACGTACGGGCGCCCCAGGCCGTGTTCTACGGTCACGGTCGATAGGCCAGTTGCCAGGGTAGGGGTTACGATGGAGACGACCGCTAGCGGGCTGCTGAGCAGGTTGCGAAGCCGGTTCGCGAGGCCCGGAACGTCCATGGCCAGCCGGCGGAGCAGTTCGGCGAAGTCCATCAGTAGCCCCGCCGCCGGTAATAGTCTTCAAGCGTCTCTTGGCGGACATCCCGGATGATGTGGCGGGATGCCCGGTTGCGCTTGCGGCTCGGGGCGAATAGCCGTTGTTCGAGCAACAGCCGGTCCTGGGTGAACACTCCGGCCTCGTCCAGCCGGCCGTTGCGACGGAGGTAGGTCTCACAGACCTTGAGGGCCACCCATTCATCCCAATCAATCCGGCCGCTGAACGATGACACAGCCGTCAGGCTGGTAATGTGGTTCGAGTACCACAGTCGGACCGTGTAGACCTGGCTCGGACACGGGTAGAACTCGACCGTGGCGCCGGTGAGGCGGTACTTCGGAGGCTCGCCCCACGCATGCGGATTGAAGCTCAGTGGCTCCACGTCCGACAACAGCGCTTCCTCCAGGTCGTAGAACTCGGTCGCCGACTTGACCCAGCTGATTTTGTACAGCTCGCCAAAGTCCGCCGGCAGGGTGGCGAAGTTGAAGCCAGCAATGGTGCTGACCGTCGTAGAACTGACCAGGTCCAAGTCCTCGGGGAACTTCTGCCGGTGCATTGCACACAGAGCCCGGACAGCCTGCTGAATCCACGTCAGCACCTGGATGTCGGTCAGGTCCGTGGTGCTGGAGAACGTCGGCAGTCTGAGGCGCTGCTGAACGTCGGTGATGATAGAGGCAACGGAAATGGTGACGGCCACACGGGAAGCATGGCCCGCCGGGCGGTCAGATGGCCCCGGCGATCAGGGCGCGATTCCTGTCTCGCGCTGAATCCACTGCTGGACGATCGTCCGGTGAGCGGCGCTCAGGACGCGGCGGAAGGTATACAGTCCGCGAACACGTGCATTCGTGGCTGCAGTGCCGGTTGTGCCTGATCCAAGTCGTAGTGTCGCACTAGGATCAACTGACGAAGGGTTTACGGCGCTGTTGCTGGAGTAAATAGCCGCAGATCTCGCGGACACTACCACCTCAGAAGGAGTCCTACCCTCAAGGTACGAGACACTCATATACGTCCCAACGCCAACGGGCATCGTGCCGGAGCCCACGGCGCCTGTGTCGAAAACAGTCGCTGCGCCTGTCCCAACGAAGCAGCGAGCCGATCCTCCCGACGACCAATACGCGATAAAGCCTGCTTGTGTCGTCGCTGTTCCTGGCTCAGTGCACACCAAATACGAGGCTGGATTCGTGTTCGGAACGAACGAAACGACCACCTCAGACCCAACTCCAGCATGCAGATACGTCCATGCTGACGGGGCTCGTGTAGAGTCGTATCTGTTCGATGATACTGCGACAAAGTTCGCGCTCAGTGCTCCACCCAGCACTGCGTCAGCGCTAGGCACGGCCACCTGCTGCGCGCTCGTGGCCTGCCTCAGCGTGTGCGTGTTGTCGATGTAGTCAACGAAGTCCGAGACCTTACCGCTCACCCCGTCCACGACGTAGTAGTTGGCGTCGAACCAGCTGTCCCCCTCGCCAGCCCCTGGACCCTTGCGGAACAGGCCCCGAAAGGTGTTCGGCCTCGTGGTCATGCGCCGGAACAAGCGGTCTCCGGCACGGGCCTCGGAAGCCTGCAACATCGCCTCGTCCCAGCGGAGCGAGTAAGCCAGGTCGAAGGCCTCAGCCCAGTCGTTGCGGTCGGCTTTCGGAGCCGAAGCGTACTGGGCGAGTTCCCAGGATGTAGGGGAGCGCAAGGCTTCGGAGACGACGCAGTCCAGCATTGCCGTTTATTGTGTCTGCTGGAGGCGTTCCGTGGCCCCGGCGTGGCCGGGCGGCGGGTGGGGCGCTACTCGGGTAGCTCCGTGCCGGCCAGGGCCGTCAAGACCGCCCTACGGACCCAGGCGCCCGCTGACGTTCCTTCGGCGGTGGCGACGGCCTCTTGCAGGGCGTGAGGGGCAGGCTCCGCCGGTCCTGCTGAGCGCGCTCCGCTAGGCCGGAACCACCGCCGAGACTTTCGAAGCTGTCGTCAGGCGAAGCCGGCTCCCCTGGTCCGGCTTCCGTTGACTCGGTTTTGCGTAAGTCCTTGTATTCGTGAAGGTCTAGGGTGTATAGCGGGGGCCGGGGTTCTATAGGCGTGTTCCGCCAGACCTGTTGAACAGAACACTTGACGACTGTCTGATGGTAGGCAGCCTGGTTACATCCTTGTAAACCCTCGCAACCGTTCAACTCCCGATACTCTGGGAGGGGACGTGTATAGGGCTGGGCCAGCAGGCCACTGGTACAGCCTTGATGTACCGGTCTGCCAAACAAGAACAGCCCGCCGTCCGTAGACAGCAGGCTGGGAAGTAGGGCGAAGCAGTACAATCAGTCTTCGGAGTCGTCCGACTGGTTGCCACAGCAAGACATCAGCTCCCGGAACGCATCTACGCCGGCCTCGGCGTCCTTGGTCGCCAGTGCCTTGCGGAACGCCTCGAAAGCCAGCGTGGCCCTGTCGCCTTCCTCGTCCTTGGCATCGTCAGCGGGCTTGCCGAAGCCGATAATCAAGGTTCCCTTGCCCATCAGTAGCCCCGAGCCCAGACGAAGACCTCGATTTCGTCAACCGTGTCGGAAGCCGTGGGGCCAGACGCGACCGACGAGAACACCACCGACTTGTGCGAGACGTTGACCGTCCCGGCGGAAGCGCTGGTACTCTCGACGCGCACAAAGTGGTACGTGGTGGTGTCGTTCTCGATTTCCTGGGCAAGCGCGATAAGGCCGGGAGCCTTGTCCACCAGGTTCACGACGTACTGGCCGGCACCCGAACGGGTCACCGACTTGACGCCGAAGTTGTCAGTAAGCGTCTGGGTTGCAGACGCCGAAGGCGCCCAGCGGACGTAAGCCACCAGGTTGCCCGAGCCGTACGCCTGAACCACACCCTTTGAAATCAACTCAGTTGCCATGTGAATCCTCGGTGAGTTGGGGGCTCGCTGAAACCGACTGTGCCGGCTTTAGACAGCCCCCAACCCGTTAGTTGGGTTGAGGGTTAGGTTTCAGACCGCAACGGCCTGGAGCTTCCCTCGGAAGAGGGCGGCCGTCTTGTACGAGTAGAAGTTGCCGTCATGCGACAGCGTGAACGACAGCTTGCCGGTTGCCGTGTCGAACCGGAACTGAAGCTCATCCATGTCGTCAATGGACGGCTGCTTGCCACACGAACCACGGGTCCAGGCGCCGTCACCGATCATGAAGAACTCGTCAACTGGACAGTGCGGGTCCTCGATGAACTTGTGACCGTCCACCTCGAACGCATGCACGCCAACGCCGTAGGTGGTCGGAAGCTCGGTGCTGACCAGTCGGTTGCCTTCCACGGCAGACTGGAGCTGATACATGTTCTTGGGGTTGAGGTAAATCGGACCCTTCTCGAACACCGCACCGGCCTGCGCGCGACCAATCGCCATCATGCGAAGGAACGCCTGACGGATGTTGTAAGCAGACAGGTCCGAGTACACGCCAGCCAGTCGGGTACGGTGCACCGAGCGGTTGACGCCGTTGAAGCTGTCGGCTCCGCTGACCGTGGTGGGCACCCAGCCCTTGAGGCCGTCCGCCACCGCGTTGCGGTCGCCAGAACGAAGGATACCGTCACCAACCGCCAGGCCGGTGATCGTCGTGGTCCAGTTGGTTGCAGCCGTCAGCGTGCCCGCCACCGCGTCCACGCCCGTGACGATAATCTGAGCGCCCGAAGCACGAAGGTTGTTCGAGCCGTCAACGAACTGGAGGGCCATCCCGACTTCGTAGAGCTGGGCGTCCTCGGGGTTGGCGAGCGTCAGCGTCGTGGTGCTGGGCGCCGTGCTGGCATGGACGAACGAGCGGACGCCCGTCACATCGCCATAGCCCTGGCGGTTGAGTTCCTGGCCAATGGCCTCGGTGGCGCCGTTGACCTCACGCTCCAGGGCGTCGGCAACCGCCGAAGCGTCGCCACCACGCTGGGCGTTCTTCACAACGACCGCGTCAATCTTGCAATGCCAGACGTAGGTGCGCTGGGGGACGGTGAACTCCACACCCTTCGAGGAAGACTCGTTGGATGCGGCGGTAGCGTACGTCGTGGCGCCACCCTGCGGGTTGACGTACGGGCTGGGGACCGACTTGCCCTTGCTGGACGTGAAATCGGTCTCGTTGGGAGTCATCGCAAGCAGCGGATTCTTGCGAACCAACAGGTCGTCGGGAATCCCGTCTGCATACATCGTCTTGAAAAGCCATGCGGCTGCGCTGGTATCGAGTGCCATTTGTAAATCCTCGGGTGGGCCTTACTTGCCCTTGAATCTGGAGTTGAGTTGAGCCACCGCGTACGCCTTCCGCTCCCTGGCGGACATGTGGGCGGGCGTGGTGGGTGTTTCGGTTGGCAGGGAACTGAGCGCCTTGTGGGCGCCGGGCTTTGCCTCTCCATTGCTTGCCGAGGCTGGCTTCTTGCTCGATGCGCCCATGACGGACGCGATTACAGACCCCAGGCTGTCGTTTTGCTTGACCAGCGCCTGCAGGACGCCGGGCTTCGACAGCGCGGAAACGATGAATGCGGTGGCCTGGGCTTCCGCTTCGGCGGCCAGCTCAGCCACGTTCGCCTGGCCGCCCTTTGCGTAGGCAGCATCAACCAGGGACGCAGCGGCCCCCGTGGCGGCCAGCACCGGGTACTCGGTGGCGTTCTCCGTCAGGAACCCCGCGACCTGCTCCGTGTGCTGACGCTTGGTTGCCTCGAAAGTCGTCCGCTCACGCTCGGCCTGACGCTCGCGTTCGACCTGCTCCAGTCGGTCCAGCTTGGCCTGGATTTCCGGGTCAACCTTGGGCTGGCGTCCAGGGACCTTCAGACGGCCCTCGTGGACACCCTTGACCAGGGACTCCAGGTCGTAGCCGAACGCCTCCTGAATGGCCTCCAGGACGGTTTCCGGGGCCTTTCCCTTGGCCACAAGCGCCTGGAGCTTCTTCAGCTCGCCAGCAGACAGTTCGTGGTCCTTACGGGCCTTGCGGGCATCCGCCTGGGCGGTTTCCAACTTGCGGAGCGCCTGGGCGAGTCGGAGTTCGTATTGCTTGTTCGACTCGCCTTCGCGCTGTTCTGGAGCCTCCCCGCCGGCTGCCTCGATGGCGTCGGCGACCGCCGTAGCGGCTTCGGTCTGGGGCGCCGGTGCGGGCTGGCTTGCCGACGCCACGGGCGCACGGTTACGGGACTCGGCGAGCTTGGTCCGCAGCTCGGCAACCGCGCTCGCCTTCCGCTCCTTGGCGGTCGGCGGCTTGGCGGGGGTGGGGGTGGTCGGGTTGGCTTCGGCCGCTGGGGTTGCTGGTGCGGCGTTGATGTCTGCGGACAAGGCTTACGGACTCCTGGCTGGGTTAGGCCGCCTCGGTTGACGGTTGCTCAGAGGTTGCCATGTCGGTCGTGGAGCTGGCCCCGCCGGGTGCGGCTGTCTGCAACAGCTGCTCGGCATACAGCAAGTAGGTCTCAAACTCGTCCAGGACCTCCGGGGGGGCGCTCTTCATGGTCGCAACGAACTTGGCCTTACGTCCCAGGTCCAGCGCCAGCGTCAGGTTCTGTCGGGGCTCGGGCAACACGCCCACCTCCCCGTCCACGATGCGCTGTAGCTGCCACTGGCAATATTCGAGGTCGGCCAGGTCCAGTTCGGTGAAGCCTTGGAGGTCGGGGAAGTTGAGTAGCTTCTTTGCGTACTGGGAGTCCACGAAGCCCGCTTGCAGCCAGTCCATGACGGCGGCGTACTTGCCAGCCGGCGTCGTCGGTAGCGCCGACATGGGCATCATGGACAGGTTCGCTTGGCCTTCCTGGATGGCGAGCTGCGCCCATTCGCTGGTGCGTAGGAACGTCTGCTGACCCCGGAGCGCCTTCCCCTTGACCTCGTAGGTCCGGTCGTCCGCCTCGGCGGCCTGGGCCGCCTGGTCGTTCAGGCGCTCAATGAGCTTGGCGACATCGAGGCACGCATTCTGGAAGCGTTCGATATGCTGGATGAGACGACGGGACTTGATGTCGTCCGCCGCGCGCTGGGCCACACCAGACGCCAGCCCCTTGCCGGCGCCTTCGCCGACCACTTGGGACTCTGCCAGTCCTTCGGTCACCAAGAAGCGTTGGAACTCTAGGTCAATCTGCTGTTGCAGGTCAGCCAGCGTGCCGTCCCACTTCAGCAGTTGAGGTGGACCGTTCTGGGCCTCGTAGTTGAGGACCAGTCCGAGTTCGTTGGTCAGTTCTTCTGGCTGGACGGCTCCTTCCCCGTTCGGGTTGAGGATAATCAGCGTGCTAGCCAGGTCTTGTCCACGGGCCACCCGAGCAATCAGGTCGTTGACGCGGTTCTGCGGGTCGCGAGCAGACTCAGCAATCCCAGCACCCCAGAAACCTACGGACCGTTCCCGGTAGCGGAAGACGATGTAGGGGTGCTCATCGCCCCCAAAGTCCTCGTCCACCAGGGTCGAGTTGGCGATGCAGACCGTATGCCGGCCGTCGGCGACCTTGTTGCCATCCTTGCCGCGCTTGCCGGAACGAAGGTGGAAGGACTCGACCACTTCAACGATGCGGGTCTTGTCGGTCAACTTGTCGAGGAAGATGCTTTCAATGGCGGGCTCGACCGTCGGAACCGGCGCCAGGTCAATCAGGTGGGCCTTGTCTGGGTGGGCTGTCTTGAGGTCTTCCTTGGAGACGTACCGGACCCGGTGGGTCGACCGGGGACGCCTGTTGAGCCCATCCGTGTGCTCAATCAACATCTCCAGCGGGTGGACGCGGCCTAGTTCGGGCAGCCCGTCCTCGTTCAAGAACCCCTGAAGGTATCCGCAACCCGTAATCGCACCGTCTAGGAACCACTGGGCCAACAGCCCACGAGTCAAATCGGTGAACTGGGTCTGGAGGACTTCGGTTCGCTTCTCCGCCACCCGTGACACGTCCCAGTCGAGCCCGGACCCCAGGTAGGTCGGGACGGGCGGATTCGATGCAATCAGTGAATGCGCGGTGTCGCAGGCCGCCTGGACCATGTTGAAGTGCGTCCGGCCAGTGCGCCCGGTGAACAGGTAGTCCCGGATTCGGTCTCCATACAGCCGCCGTCCAAGGCCGTTCGCATTCCCGTTCGAATACATCGCGTAGTAATGGGCGATGTCCCGGCGTGCGGTGGCCTGCTGCTTGCGGATTACGGCGACTTCGTCAAAGACGGCCTTGTGTGCATCGTTCTTTGGGGCCGAATACCAGGCTTTCTTTGAGCTACCCATCAGATTTCCCCAAGCTCACGGGCGTACATGAGTTCGCGTAGCTCGTCCTCGGTTGGCTTCGGCTGGGGTTTGCGGTCGGTCTGGGGTAGTGCGACGACCTGGCGGACCGTCTGGGGCCACTCCACAGACCAACCGTCGGCAGACACCTTGGTCACGCCCAAGGCCCGCAATCGCTCGCACAGGCTGACGAAGGTGTCTGAGTCCATCACTTCCGCGCTGACTTGATGACCGGGACCGCGAACTTGACGATTTCAACAATCACCTTGATTGCCTTCTTGAGGCGTTCCCGCCGCCGCTGCTGTTTCGCCGTCACCATCGTCAAAACTCCCGTCATCGCCGAGGACATCGGCGTAGTCGTCTGGGTCAAATGTCGCACTCTTGGGGTCGTACTGGCCCCGCTTGGTCTCGGCGGGGGCGGGCTCCTTGTTCGCCAGCGCAATCAGTTGGTCAGTCGGCATGGACGACATGTCCTTACCTTTGTCAGCAAGAGCGTGTTCGTGCTTCTGAGCAAGTCGGTATTCAGGGGCGATGCGCTCGACCAACCAGGCCGCTGCCTTCCAGTCGCCACCTTGTGCGGCCCCGTAGATAACGCCAATCAGCGACTGGACTGCCTGGCCACGGGCAGCGTTGATTGCCTGGACCCACCGGGCGTTGACGCTGTCCAGTTTGCCTGCCTGGATGTCCGCCACGCCTCGCTTGTTCCAGGCGCGCCAGGTGTTGCGTGGTATGCCGACAGCCGCGCACACACGAGGCAAGGAGTTGCAGAGGGCAAGGTTCTGGGAGACTAACCCAATGGTCGCGTCGTTGAGTGCGGAGTGCCCGTTGCCGATGGCTTTGTAGGAACCCTTGGGCACGGAGGGCAACACCGTGAGGGCGGCTTCGGCAAGGTCGCTGGGTGCCTCGCTGGCGGCTTTCTTTCGTCTACCGGCCACGGCTATTCCCCGTAGCGTCGCTGGCCGTCCTTGAGGCACCTACGGTCAGCAATCACGATGTTGACCTTGCAGCCACGACGCCGGCAGTCGTCGAACGTCTTTTCTGCCCGGATGTCCCAGAGTCTCTTGACCAGCTGCCACCGGAACTCAGCCCCGGCGGCCTGTTCAGGCGTCTTGCCATGGTTGCGAATCTGAACGCCGCCGACCTTTTCGATGGACTCGGCCACCCACAGCTCATTGGTCAGTTGGGTACAGAGGACGAACACGGACTCAGGCAGGTCGTACTTATGTTCGCGAGAGTCCACCTCGGCTTTGCGGGTGTTGAACTCGGCCAGGTCGGCAATCTGCTTGGCCGCAAGCTGGATTTGGCGGCCAAGGTCAACGCCGCCCCGGCGGGTGAGCATGCCTTGTGTTCCGTACGGACTGCGGACCTTCACTTCTTACCTCGCGGCTTGGTGGTCTCGGGGGCGGGGTCGGGGGCCTCAACCATCACGTCCACCCCGGCCAGCGGGATCAGGTGGGTGATGTTGGTGACGGTGGAACGGATGCGAACGCAGGCCAGTTCGGGAACCAGCTCGAACGCGAACGCCGGGCTGGTGAACACGTTGTCCTTGGCGTCTTTCAGGCCAGGCGAGCGAATCATCCGGGCGGTCTCGATGCGGGTAATCATTCCGCCGCCTCCAGAGCCAGCCGACGGGGCATAGGTAGACGGGCGAAGCCGTAGCGCTCGATAAGCTCGCCGAACCGGCCGCCCTGGTAGCTGGTGACGAGCGTGTCTAGGTCAGGCGCTTCGGCGAGGACCGCTGCCAAGAGGTCTCGTGCGATGCCAAGTCGGCGGAAGCCCTGCTTCATGTAGGCGAAGTCCACGACCAGCGCCTGGGGCGTGACCTCGTAAACGACGTAACCGAAAACGAAGTCAGGGTTGCTCGGCGAACGAGCCACCAGGACCCGGACACCGGGTCGGGCGAACAGACGGTCAGCATCCCGGTTGAGCCGGTCGAACGCTCGTCCACGGGGAACGTCGGTCTGTTGGGCTTGCTGGCTGAGTTTCAGGGAACTGAGGACGAAGTTTCGGTCTGTCGGTAGCATCGGTCCGATTTCGACCGGGATGGCTTCACGCATGCCTGTAGACTGTCAGGGCGGCCGGGGTGCTGGCCCCGCTCACCGGCGGACCTGGATGGCCACCTCTATGCGTGGGTTCGTGCGGTCGTATTCTCGACTGACGACCAACCGGCTGACTTGACGGTCGTCCGTCCAAGCAAGCTCGTTGAGTGCATCGCACACGGACTTGCCGTAGTTGTCCACGTCGCCATGAACGCGGGTCTCGTGGAAGACGGTCAACTCGACCGTGTAATCCGCATCCAACGGCCAGTCGGCAGGCAGGGCGGCGGCGGCCGTCGTTCGTACCAGCCGCTCGTAGTCTCGTGTTCGCTTGCTGGTGTAGGCGTGACCCCGGGCGAACCGGGGGCGCTCCTTGGGAACCGGGCGGCCGGGGATTGTGAACGCGAGTCTCACGGGTACGCCCGCTTCGGGAGGGCCGCCGCCTCGCGGTATGAACTGGTGGCGAACGCTTCAAAGATGGCCGCCCGGTGGGCGTGGAACTCCGCCACCAGCCAGGCCGGCGGCCGGTACGGATTGCTGCCCCCTGACGGTCCACGGCGCGCGCACAAGGCGAACAGCAGTACGGCTGTTGTCTCGGGGTCGTGGTCGGCCACAGCGGCCTCCCAGAGGGCTTTGACGGCAGCATCCACGGCGCCAGGTGGCCAGCGAATCCGTCGCTTTGAAGGTACGTGGGAAGGCCGTGGCTCCAGAGGTGGTGCGAGCTTCCCGTAACATCGTCCCTGTCGTAGCGGGCTGGCGCCAACGACCAGGTTGGTCCGGCGGTAGTCCAGCGTGTCGCCGTTGCGGAAGTAGACTCGCTGTTTCGGCCCAAGCTGGTCGGCCAGTAGGAACCGCTGCAGGTATGTTGCGGCGGCGTTCCCATTGCGGCGGACGACGTAGAGAGTGCTCTTGTTGCCTGATGAACACAGGGACCACGGTCCCGCCGCCAGGACTCTTTCGAAGTCCGCTCGGTCGACAAGGAAGGAAACCCTGGAACCGTTCTGTCTGGTTATCTCGATTGTGGAGGCGTCGCTTAGCTGGTCGTCGTCCATGCCAAGCAGACTGTCAGGTCGGTCCGGTCGTCGGCCCCGCTGCCCGGAGCTTGGCTGTCGGGCACCACGTTACGCATATCGGGCGGACGGCTTCGGCGGACTGGGCGTCGTTGTAGCCCATGTCCCACCACTGCCGGCGCACGTGCTCATTGAAGTCCAGCCGAACGCCGCCACGCTGGATGAGCCCTTCGGCCTCTGCAAGGCGCAGCAAGCCGTCTGCGTCCACCGGGTCGAGCCGACCTACCAGGTCTTGCCCAGCGGCCTGTCCGATGGCGACTAGGCGCCTTAGCCATGCGGCCCAGTCCGCACCACCGTAGACCTCAGCCGCCAGGTCGTACGGGAGTCGGATGTGTTGGGTGGGTTGACGGTTGCCGTACTTGATTGCTGGGCGCTTCGCCTTCACGCCCGTGGTCTGCTCGAACCGTCAGACCGATGGCCCCGCCCGGCGGCGGGGGCTTGCGATTGCGTGGGTGTCGTCGTCGGCCGGGCTCGCGAACTCCTCGAACAAGGCCGCCTGGTGGCGCTGGAAGACCTTGCGGGACCAGGCCGGGGGGTCAAACGGGGCCTCTGAGTCCGGCCCAGCTTTCGCCAGCAGGTGGAACAGCAGTACAGCAGCGCGCTCCTCGCCGTACATGTCCACCGCGTTGTCGAAGAACGAACGGACCGCACGGGACAATACCCGGCTGACACGGGCTCGCTGACGCGAACCGCCGCCGAGCGTGCGGACGATTTCGCGGTCGGATGCAGGCGTGCGAGCGCGCATGGTTCAGCGCACCGCCAGGGCGGCCAGGCCGGCGACAATGTCGCTTGCCCAGGCGCAAACGGCGACAGCTGACAGGATTTCTACGGCGGCGATAGCGAGCTTTTCTTTGCGAGTCATTGGCATTTAGCTTTCCTCAGTAGCAGGGGTTTGTAAGTAGGTTGTAGCAAGGTCGTCGGATGCGGGGGCCTAACGGCTTGCCAGCAAGGGTGCCAAGGCGGCGGCCTCGGCTTCGGGTAGGTCGGCCGGGTCTATGTCGGCGAGTTCTTCCCGCGCACCTTGGAGCAACAGGGCAAACCAGATTTCCGCTTCAGCGGCGGCTAGCCGGCGTCGGAAATCTTCGAGGTCTATAATCTTTGCTTCCCTGGCACCCATAAAGAACAATGTGCCATGGTCGGCATGTGGCGGGCCCTGAGCCATGTGGCCGGTTACCGGGTGGGCGGCTTGGGAATAACTTGCTCATGGAGGAAACTAACCGCGCTCCACACGCCCTCCCAGCCGTCTCGGAGGCTGGTATCTATTGCAAGACTGGTTTCGAGTTCCGATAATGCGCTCGCGTGTCCCTCGGTGACCCAGGACTTGGCCTTGTATACCTGCTCCGACAAGACCTTCAGGCGGGCTGCCATCGGTACCGCTGTCGTACGTATCAAGCTGGCCATCTCGTCTACGTTGGCTGGTACGACCGGTGTGGCAGGCAGAGGTGGCGGGACTTTCTTAGCGGCCAACTGGGCTTCCAGTGTGGCTTTGTCCGCCAGGAGCTGGGCTACCTGGGTTTTGAGGGCTGCAATCTCGCTGGCGTAGTCGGTCGGCCTTGAGGCCTTGGCGACTCGGTTGCGGGCGTACTCTCGGGCGTAGCAGCGACTACATAACCCCCGACACCTAACCGGCTCGCCGCAATCTGGGACCCGACACTTGCTTGGATTCAACATGCTTTCAACATGACACGGCGCTTCAGTGCCAGGGCTCCTTGGATGTTGATTTCAACATTGCTGACTCGCCTACTTTCAACATCGTTCAACATCGGGTTGGGGGTGCGTCTTTATCCTACTTTCAACATCGTTCAACATCGGCCTGGCCGACACTAGGTGTGCAGGTTTCAACATCGTTCAACATCGGCCTGGCCGTCAGGTCACTGGTACGCCGGTTACATGTACCAGTGAAGCCAGGAGCCTTTTCAACATGCTTTCAACATGGACTCTCGTCCAAGCGGAACGGTCGGAACCGGTACATCAAGGCTGTACCAGTGGCCTGCTGGCCCAGCCCTATACACGTCCCCTCCCAGAGTATCGGGAGTTGAACAGTTACGAAGGCTTGCAAGGATGTAACCTGTAGACATACAAACAGGTAGCTGGTGCTGGTACGGCACCGGGGCTTCCTGGCGCCGTGGAGCCTTGGTAAGGACAAGCAACCAAGATTGCGGGTGCCAGGAGCCCTAATAGAACCCCGGCCCCCGCTATACACCCTAGACTTGAATAAAGACGGTAGCTTACGAGTTTCGGGGTCCTTGAAGTTCGCGTAAGGGAACTTGCCAGGACCCAGCAACTACGAGAGGCCAACAAGGCGTCAGTCGCAGGGCTTGCATACAGGGTCGGGTACCAGCCATTCTGCTGGTCATAACCCCATAGAACCCCGGCCCCCGCTATACACCCTAGACTTTCATGATAACATGGACTTACGAAATCTTACCATGTTGACCAGAATCGTCAGGCGCTTGACCTGGGAAACTATGGGCGTTGCGGGTGCTATGTTTACGGTGTCCCACCAATAAAATGTCAGTGGCGGGCCTTGGGCTCTGTCCCCGTTAGGCTTTGCTACAACGTACCCCGACCGATGCCAAGCAAGCAGTACCCCTCCGAAGAATGGTGTTTCGTAACCCCCAGCGAACGAGCCGAACTCGTTGCTACACACGGAACACGCAAGTCCGACATTCCCGGCCTGTTGTTGGATGCCTACCTGCTGAACTGCTGGAAGGCCGAGGCGCTGACAGAGGAAGTTGCGTTGCCCTACGAGGTAATCAACCAGTGCCGAGGGGTAGCGCCAACCACTAAAGGCACGGGGGCCTGGTTGGCGGAGCATTGCGCGCTCATCGGCGCAACGTTTCGTGACCACGAATACCATGGCCAGGGCCACGATGATAACAAAGTGCGTCGGGTGACGGTGGAGCATCTAAAGCAAGGTGGGCACTGTATGGACCTTAGAGCGAAGTTCGTTCGGGCAGCGACCGAGGGCAAAGTACATGTGGTGACGGGTGAGCCCCAGGCCCATGCCCCCCGGCCATTTGCGCTCACCTACGCCAAAGACCAGGACAAGGTGCGCCGGTACTTTGAGCGCGCCCCCTATGGACGCTATGCGCCTACCTCTGAACACGCGGGGCGGTCGGCGGACATCGCTCAGGCTGCCTACGGAAGCGACGAAAACATACTGGAGCGGGTTACCCGTCAGGCTCGCGCGAGCTTCCACACCGCCCCCCGGTACGAGCCTTCAAAGGACCGCACGACTTGCCGCCTTTTCGACAAGTGGGGCGCCTGGTCGGACCTGCCCAGCGATGTACGCAGGTCGGCTATGCCTCACTGGGTTGAAGTAGACCTGTCGGCGGCTTACCTGGGTATCTTTCTACGCGCACTAGAGACCAACAACGTAAAGGCGTCTACGAGCCTCTTGGCTGCCATGGTTGGCGAAGATGGTACGGGAGCATGGGATAGTGTTCTAGCGGCCTTGGAGGTGCCTCCTGGCGTCAAGAAGGACCATGTCAAAGAGTTCGTCTACGCCACACTGTTCGGGGCGAGCGAGCAAACCGCGATTGAACTGTTGGTAAAGGCAGGTGTTCGTTGGCTGGACGCCGTCCAGATGAACGAAACCCCGCTTGCTCGTGAGATGCGTGCGGCTTACCGGAAACTCGCGGAGCAGCTGAAGACGCAGCGGTACCTTATGGACGCCTACGGCCAGCGCGCAAAACTGGCAGCGAAAGGCGAACCCAGCGAGGTCGTACATTTCGTCTGCTCCACGTGGGAACTCCGGCTGGTGGTTGTCGCGTACGACTGCGTTCCTGCCAACCACCGTGGCGCCTACATTGCGCTCCATCAGCACGATGGCGTAGCGCTCGGACACGACGACATCGACGCACTTCCTGGCCTGGTGGCGGACGTTCAGGAAGCGATTGACGCGGAATGCAGGGCGCTCGGGGTTCGGTCGCGAGCCGTCGTCAAGGCTGGCCAGGTGCCGGCCCGCGAGGCCCCTGCCATCGCTCGCGTGGTAGCGTTCGCCGAGTAACGAGACATGGCAATCGCTAAGCTCCTCGGTGTTCGTGAAGTTGCAGACTGCCTTGGTTGTGGGGAACGGCTGGCTCGCGAGACGATGCTAAAGCTGACACACATCCGGGTTGGTCGGCTGTTGCGTATCGAGGCGGCTGTACTGGAAGCTTGGATGCGACATGGAGGCGACCAGTCTTGGCGACAGTCTTCAAAAAAGCAGGAAGTAGGTTCTACTGGTGCCGAGGGCGTACAGCAGACGGCCGACGGTGGTTCGAGTCGACCAAGCAGACCGAACCGGCCGCCGCCCGTCTCGCTGCCCGCGAAATCGAACGTAAGTATCTTGCGGACCCCGGTTGGAAAGCGCAGCAAGACCTCACGGTCGAGCGCGGCGTAGACCTGGTTCTTGAGTTCCAGGCCAAAGCGAACAAGGCACCGGCGACCATTCGGGCGGCCACGTACCACGGTCGCCACCTCTGCGAGCACCTGGGGGCCGAAACGCCGCTCGCGTCGGTCACGCTGGCCGACACCACCCGGTACTTGTCGAAGCGGCTTGCTGAGGGCGCCTCACGGCACACGGTGGCGAAGGAAATCCGAACGCTGACCCAGGCGATGCGGCGGGCGGCCAAGCTCGGTGTGTACAAGCTCGACCGGGACCCTTCGCACTACGTCCCGGACGAACTGGGCAAGGTCTACACGCCCCGTGACCGATGGCTGACGCGGGACGAGTACCAAGCGCTGTTGGCCGCCATGGACCCGGGCGACGGGCGCCGCAAGCACGATCGGCGCGACTACGTCGTAGCGTGGTGCAACCTGGGCCTACGCAAGTCCGAGTTGTTCGACGTTCAGCCCGGCGACTACGACGCCGACCGCCGGGAACTCCGGGTACGCGGCACGAAGACCGAAGGCGCCGCCCGCTTGGTGCCGGTCAACAACGCAGCCGCTGAGGTGCTGGGGCGCCGGTGCGCGCTCGCCAGGCCGTTCCATCCCTGGACCGACGGGAACTGCACGCGCGACCTGGCGGCGGCTTGCGCGCGCGCGGGTATCGAGCCGGTGACACCCAACGACCTTCGGCGCACGTTCTGCAGCTGGCTGGCCCAGGCGGGCGTCCAGGAGCGCGTTTGTGCCGAACTCCTGG